CCTCCATATCGTGGAAGTATGTCGATCTTCGCCCCGCCATTACGCGCCGCATGTTTTTATATAAAAACACGAAAACTCCACCCAGTATAAGTGGACACCTACACATCCTCAGCTTGTCAATATTGATGTGCGGCTTAGACCGGCCTTGTCGTAACCGATCGGGTTTGAGAACCACGTGTGATTTATGGTTTATCACATAACCTTCTACCCAGTATAGGCAGATATCACAACACCCCTGAAATTTAAAATTTTGATCAGTGTGTGACTTAGATAACATTGTCGTAGTTATCAGGCTTATTGCCACGCCGGTTTCGATAAAACCAGAAAACCCGCCACACAGTATATGTGACGTGCATTGGCACACTCAATTAATTTTATGTGTTACATGCCAAGCTTAGGCCCCGTGTCGTGGAACCATGTCATAGACAACGCATGATTTATGGATATCATGTAACCTTTTGCACAGTATATGCAAATCCCGCAGTACACCTGACATATAGTTATTTGATTTGTACGCGAGTTAGGATGCTATTATCACATCCGTCACATGCAGACGTTCTCACCTTTCACTTGTATGCATGTGTTATGTTGTATCGTAAACAAACGTCCTTACAGGCTAAAAACTCTGTATTGGAAAAATGCCAAGACAACAATTTAGTGTCTCCAGACTCATTATGAGTATTCTGGTATGGCAGGAAGATCCGCGGTTGCGGAAGGCATGGCCTAAATCATAATGGATCTATTTATTATTCAACGATAACAATAGGCCCAGGGTTTATTTCAATTCCACTAATAAGCAATAAAATTAATATCAATATTCTACATTTGACAACTGATCTGATAAATTTTACAACTAAATAAATATTTGGCGGTGGCTATTATTAATCTTAGTTTAACAATAATTAAATTTTGAGTAGTATTCTCAATATTCTTTGGCAAGGGCCTGGTTGGTATTAAACTCCTCCCATATTTAATAAGATTCTAGCAGCACCGAGTCTTCTTTGTTAATCTGCTACAGCTTACAATCTTTTATTACAAACTTCAGAGACAAAATTATATGAAAAGGGTTTAAAAGTTAAATCTAGTATAGATCTTGCAGGTTATTTCTGTTTTCTAGCGAATTTATTCACTGAAATGGCTTTAGTTAAAGGGTGTTTTGCTTCAGTAAAATAATTTTGGTTCCTTGCTACATTGGCATAAGAGAAACAGAATGTAGTTTGTTTCATTTTAGGTTAAAAGAAACCCAAATCCATTTATATTTGGTTGGTACTAGATTCAACTTGCATGACTAATGCTTTATATTGGTCAACTGATATATTATGAGCGAATGCAGCTTATTAATAAGTGTAAGTTTATTTATATCCCAAAGTAAATATTCTTTCTCTTATGAATTACTTTATTATTTATTCACTGTTAATTTTAGGGAAAGTTGACACTTTTTTCAATCTGAAGTTTGCTAGAGCCTAGGACAAAGGTTCAGTGTTTACACTTCTAAGGGTAATTGCAGCTAAAAAATTACATTCATCAACTGTTATCTTATTGGATCTCATCGAAGAAGTTAAAATTGTCTTTTTCATTGTTCTTAATATTATAGGTTTACCATTATAGAATGCGATATCTCTTGATAACATGGATCCTTTCATAAAACTGATCTTAGGGTTTTTAGCAATCAATCCTAGTCCATAGGTCTTAGTTTAATTTGTATCATTGGCGATCATTAATAATCCTGCTAAATGCTATCTGGCTTATTGTTCATTTTTAAACATAGCTAATAAATCATCTCCACTTACACGGATTTGCATTTTTTATCTAGTATTATCAATAAGTTCTTCAATTGATTGAACAATTCCTTTTTATCTGTTTATTAAGTATTGTACAAAATAATTATAAGCACAGTTCCTACTAGTCCCATGATTTGAGGTACATGATGGGTGTCCAGAGTACGTAGTGCCTATAAATGTTCCAGTAGCACCGAAAACAGGTTGTTTTTTATAACTATAAGCTTTTTTAAATTTCACAACTGTATTTCCAAAATGATATTATATTTCCTTAGGGTCAACTTAACCAGTTATCAATTTTCTCTATATTAATTTTCTAGTTAATTATTTATCATACATGTGTCTAAGAAATTCGCTTTGAGTGGCATCATAATTTGAATAGTCCATTTCAACTGTGTAATTAAAATTTTTCAACATTGATACCCATTATTTTAACTAATTTTAAGTTTTAGACATCAAATACTAAGGAAATATTTGTTTCAATCTGTTAAGCAAAGTCCATGATACTGCTCCAACTTTGGCTCGAATAGTGAATGATGGACAGCATATCATTCTTGGTTTCATGTCATATCTAGTAGATTAATCATTTTCAGATATATGCGCATGATATTATCCGTTTTTTACATTCAATTAAAAGCGATCTTTAATTGAGATTTGTCCATCCCATGCTGCCTTATATCTTCGATATTTTTCAGTGTCTCTAGATTTGACATTCTGAAGATATGCTTATTTATCTACATACAATGGTCCAGATTTTTAAATTTTGTTTACTATGTAATCAGTGTATTAGTCTATAAAATCAACAAATTTTTATGCTATTTGTTTATCAGGGTTTATCCGAGCTGACATTTGTCTAGCAACAGCACAAATCCAATTGACTGGACATTATTAATAACTGTAAAAAGCAAGTGTCTTATTACTAGTTTTATCTTGTATGTTCACTATCGATTATTTTCTTTATTTGCATGTACAAAATTGACAAATATATTAATAGCTAGGAATATCTGGGAATTAGAGTTCAATTTTTTATACTCCTAATCTCATTTTTAGTTAAGGTAATACTGTTTTATTCCAACCTTTTGCTATCATATCGTTATAAAATTATTTGTCAACATGTGATGATTGGGGAGCATATGCATGAGGTACTTATGCAACCTTATTCAAAATTGGTGGTTAAATTACATTGAATGGCACTATCTAATAATCCTTGTCCAACATTGTCATTATTCTACGTTTTTAGAAAGGTGTTAATCCATATACTTGATATTATGGATGGTCAATTCTCATATAACTCTATTAAGCTCTGAAATAAGCATGCAGAGTAGAATCAGGTGTTTATCTAAATACTAGTCTTGTAACCTCAAAATATTTTTTCAATTATTAATAAGTGTTGTTGTTTTATGACTATAATTTTAATAATTTTCGTTTTGCGAAGAACAATCTGATTCTCTTTTCAATTCTCATGTCCAATTGTTTATAACATTATATCAATTTCATATAACAAGCTTAGCGAGTTTAAATTATATATGGTCTTGTATCTATGCATCCATTGAATATTGTAGATAATGAAGCAATTCTTAAAGTAAATAGATTTGCCAAGTAATTTGTGGCCAACGAAAAGAAAGATCTTTAATATTTATCTAACGGTATTGCTCTTACTTGCATTTTTAAATTTAAATTTATTGCATTTGTATATCTCGTAGACATCATCGATGCAACAGTAGTATCTGAAACTTTAGATGCAATGGAGAATTATTCAGCAGTTGGTCTTTTAATAATCTTTCCTTTTTAATCATAAATCATTTAACCAATTGTATTGGTAATATTAGTTATTTGGGTGTATACAGGGTTTCGGTTTTTAGTTATTAAATAACAAGCGTAGATCATGTTGTCTCCAGTAGAAAAAACAGTCTAGGTAAGAGTTAAGCTATAGTATCTAGCTAAGGAAAACCAAGCTTTTCTAATAGGCAAGTAATCTTAATGACTTTATTCAGTGCCCATCCCAAATACACATTTTACAATATCTTTTAGTTTTGTTGGTTTAGTTATGATTGTAGCGTCGGACACACGTCCAGCCAAAGTTTAATATTATAAGGGTACATGATTCACGATGAACATATTTTCAATTCTATGGTTTTAAGAGGCCATTAATTAAAACAATCCGACTAATGTATCTGGTGTTTGGATAATGTCTCTAGCAATCGCAACAGTTTAAGTTGTTAATATATCTGTAATGTATTTAACAGTGTGCTTCGTTAGTCTACATATATATCCTCGTGAATCTGCATGAACAGCTTTGAATTTCAGTTGTGTTTATTATGAGATCATAGTTATTTTCTGCTATAAATAATCATTGCGATGATCAAAAACTAAAACGTGCGTGTTTTAATCTAATTTGCCTGTAATATAGCTAGTAGCATTGTCTCTTGCATAATGGGATTATACATGGCCGGCTACTAGAGTTCTTTATACATTTGGGGCTGTTTTGAACAAGTTTTGCACATTGTTTAATTAAGTCATGTTGTTTGCTGCTTTAGGATATTTCATTGCATTATTTTTGGTAATAGGTAATTGTACATTGCTTTGTTATATTTAATATACCTTTGCTTTTAATAATTTATCATCTTATAAATAGATAACTGGGCAATCCAGTGCAGCATCAATTTTACTAATTTCAGTTTTTGGCATGATTGTGTCATGTATTAATTGTTCTAAGAATGGTGTAGTATTTTTATATACATTTAAATATATCTCACTAGCAGCATTTAATAATTTTAATCCAGTCAATACACGTTCAATATTTATAGCAGTATTGTTTGGTTGTCTTTATCGCCTTCGATTATGTCTGTAAACGAAACCATCGGAAGTGTCAGTTCTTACTACATTTATTGTATCTTTTTTGTCATCAAATAACATTCTGACTGTTTAGTCTACGGGTGGTAATTATATGTCTGGTATTTATTAAACATTAACAGCTTATACATTGAAAACCTGTGCTGTTAAAGGCACAGGTGTTTCTAATTGTATTTCTGCAGTATTTTTAACAGTCCAATTCTTCAAATTCATCAATTACATTGCTGTTTTTAATTTACCATTTGTCCAATTAATGCCTTTTTATATATTGATTATATTGGTTTTCATTCGTAAGGGTGTATGTCTGATAATGTTAGCATCAATTATTTGCTTGAAAATAGATCCAGGGTCTAATAATAATGGGTTAATTCTGTTCGGGAGCATTTTATCAAATGCATTTTTCATTATAATTGGATGGTTTTTGCTAAAAATATCAGGGGTAACATTACCTATTGTATCTATTATATTATTTCTATTGGCATTATACTGGTGAATACCGTAGACCAGGGCTAATTTGGCAAGTTTTTTCTCTAATGTTAAATCTAAATAACAAGATATACCACCTATTCCTAAAATTATTAGTGAAGATGTAATGCTTGCAACATCTAAATATATAGTCAATCCTATTATAGATGCTGTCATAGTAGCCCAATATAGTTTCGTTAACTAACTTGCGTAAATAGATATCCATGTAGCTTTTCTATTGTCGTAAAAATCATTGAATGTTTTGTGTAATCCTATAGATTTTGTATTGTTTACATAAATCATTTTCCTTAATATTTTTTATCTTTGTGTAGTTTTCTAGTTTTAAATGTGGTGGACTTAATCTTTATACATGCTTTATTTAAGTTATGTGTTATGTATTAGATTTTCAAATACACCACCTGCTAAGGCTTTCAATAAATCACTAGGATAAGCTAGCATATTTGTATATCTAACAAATTTCAGAGTTTTTAATATGCCTTATTTTTATTCATCACACTGTAAACATCTTTTAAATTATCTTTTGTACTGTAAACAATTTCGATCATTTTAGTATTACTTGTGTTAACAAGCCTATTTACTAGGTTTTATGTTAGGTTGCCAGTTTGGCTTACTAATAGCTGGTATCATTAGGTTTGCGGCAGTAGTTATTGCTAATTTCTATTTGTAGTCTTTAAGTGAAATATTGGTTAATAGTTGAGCAATAAAATTCCAATGAGGATTATTCCTAAATAATAAAGCTAAAGCGCCTGATGTTATAGTTCTATATATAGAGTTATGTGAGATATGTGTGGCAATCATGTTAACACAAACATTCATAGTTGTATTGTTAAAAACAAAACCAAAAAATTTCTTTATCAGAGATGGCTTAGTACATATTTATTATTTTAATTTTTATAATTTCTATTATTATGTTACTTAAGGTTTAGGTTTTAACATCAATTACAACTTTTATTTTTACTATTATTCTTTCATTTTAAGCTCTTTTAATTAATCTGCTTTGAATACTTCTTTGAGTTACTACAAAATAATAATCTATGAACTTTCTTATTTAATTTCTCTTTTTCTTAAATTTTTTGGAGGTGCAATTCTTTGAGGTATCTCAACGGATTTTTAGCTTGGAATAGATTCTTCGGCTTGCACTGATTTGTTAACTAATTAAATATTTTGAACAATGCTTTATTCTGTAATCATAGATTATTGGATGGGCTATTATTGAGCCACCTCAATTTTTGGTTTATATAACATCTGAAGTATGTTGAAGCATTAGTCTAAAGCTGATGGATACTATTTTTTCAGATCACATTTTTCATTTATGTTGATTGTTTGTGAGCAGATTTTTAATTTCTTCTAAACAGGATGAAATTAAACATTAACATAATTTTTTGTAATAAAATTATCGATTCTAAATGTCTGTGTCTATTTTTATTAACAGGTCGGTAATGGTGTAGTTTTGTCTTTTTAGATATCTGTTTGTATTTATA